AATACTCAAGATCCTTGGACGGGTAAGACCTATTTATTTCCACCTACTTATGGACGTTGCTCATACAACAAAAAACGTGGTAGCTGGAGATGGAGCACACGAAGCGGTGTGAATTCAAGACACCCATCAGTGATCTGGTTTCGTCGCTTGCACCGCGAATGGAAACTTCGAAACATACCTGAGGCTTTGTTTTACACCACGTATCCTGAGCTCCTTCGTACATGTCCTGAAGTATGGGATTTCCCAATGTGCTTCCCAAAAGACCGTGCACGCCTCATCCACGGAAAAAGATACTTCACTAACAAAACCCCCATGTTTTGGGGGTACTTCGTATATCTACCTAAATTGCAGTATGGTTTTGACCAGGCAGAGCGCTTCAGACAAATATTCGAGCCTTTAGGTAGGGTTACTGGCTTGCCCTGAATTGATTCCTGAAGGTCTGCACTGGTCTCAAAAACTCCGATGAACCTATAAAAAAACGATCCTCCTGCGATTTTTCGAAATCTAAATTGGGCGTTTCATCTACTCGTTTTTTCGCGAGATAATTCTGCAAGAACTGATTACCTCCCTCATTGTCAGAAGCTGCCCACGATTTACCCATTGCAGAGGCATAAGTGCCTGCACGACGATTATCGATGTCGTAAGATTGGCGTGTCTCGTTATTCATCTCTTCATTCTAATGACTCTTACTGATACCCAGGCACGTATTCGAGATATTTGTGATGACGTCAAAGAACTTCTTCTCTATAAGAACAGTAAGTACGGTGATTCAGCTATTAATCCTGTGAGGGTGTTCAGTAAAAGTAGTGCATACGAACAAATTCTTGTTCGCATCGACGACAAGATTAACAGAATCATGAAAGGTCAAAACCTACTGCAAGATGATGAAGACGTAGTGATGGATTTGATTGGATATTTGGTATTGCTTAAAATTGCTTTAGAAACACAAGATACGAAACAAAATGGACTATGAAAAATTCATGGAGGGTTACTCTTTAAATCTTCAAATCCTTGATGCTATTGATCTTCTTCAACATCTTGACCCGGACGCACTTGATTCCCTAGACCGGCTGGGGGTTGGCTCCAAAGACGGTAAAACCTCCGAAGAGCGTGACCAGTCGGATCCCATTCTTTGATTTTTTTCTCAAGGTACTCAACGGCTTTAATCTGGTTTGGTGCCCCATTGTATGTCTCAGTCAGATTCAATAGGCATATAGAGGTCTGGCAAGTATGCCTTGTGAATGTTGGTATTTCTTTGTCGGCAGAAAGAAAAGCATTTAACTCAGCTCTTCTTCTGTCACGCATCCTGTCTCCTCCGCAAAGCCAGTACCTATTTATATAGGGACTCCACTCTGAAATAATCTGTTTTTTTGAGGCGTGGCTGTTAATTAATTGCAATAGCTTGGAATTTTTAAATCCAAGAATACCGAGGCTTCTCGCAAAGCTAAGTACAGCGCCCTTTTTATGTCTGTTTAGAGGTACGTAGACATACTGTGAGACCTCTTTTGAAAACTCTTTAAGATCTTCTACAAGTTGTTTCTCGATATCTTCTCTTTCAGCCTTTTCATTGTACGCAACACGCCTTTTGCCTAATTTCAGACTGTTGTAACCGATCCGCCAATTAGCCTCGCCATAGTCCTTGTATGCAGCAAAACGCCCCATACCTATGTAGGTACGAGGCGTGTCGTGAAACTTGATTAACTCAATGCCAATATCTGTAAGAAAGGGGTAGTCCTTCCAAGACTGTTGTTTCTTACGGGACTTCAACAGTAGCGGTATAGCTCACCTCAGAATAACCATCCAAGGTCAACAGGACAATGTAGTCTTTAGCAGCGTTAGTGACAGTCACGCCGACTGCACCCTTGCCTTTACCAGCCTGGGCGACGTTAAAGGCCTTCTTGTAACCAGTAGGTGCACTTGCAGCAGAATGGTCATCTTCCTGGAAGATCTCCATGCCGATCACACCAAACGACTGGTTCAGTGAAACGGTAATGTCTCCTGTAGAGCCAGGGTTAACCTTGAATGCCCGTGTGTTCTGGCTCCTATCGTTGCCAGCACCAGCACCTTCATAAGTCACGTCGGAGCCTGTGTTTACAGAAAAGGTATCAAGGGTTCCTTGAACGGTACGAGTTGCCATTGTTATTAGGAGATTTGACCGAAGGTTTGGTAATTAAAGGTGACTTCGGCATCTATGCCGTGATCTTTTAGGATTGATAGGAACATCTGACGATCGTGAGCTTTTTGATGAAGCATTTCAACGAACGCTTCTTCTAACTCGTCTCGATCCATGCCCTGAATGGCTAGTGACGCTGCGTGGATTTGAAATTCAACATCCACCGGGAGTCCTAATGCATCCATTTTTAGCCTTTACCTTGGATCTATCCTACCAGCATTAAATTGATGGTCAATTAGATCGACTTCTACGCTTACGCCTACGGCTTCGCTCGGTTTTAGCCTCAACCAAAAACAAAATTCCAGAGAGGTAGGCGACAGTAAATAGAGTCAAAAAGCTGATGATAGGCATTTTTCTCTATGAGAGGTCACCACTTGACCTTGTGGGACCAATAACGCGCTGACATTTTATCTGGTTTGCTGTCTTGTGCGTTATGCCTTGCGTAATATGAGGCCTTTCTTGCCTTTTCTTTAGCGGTCTTAGGGTTTTTACCTGCCCCTTTGACACCCTGCTGGCCGAAACGAATAATCTTCTCTTTTCCGTCCTTGCATGCCTTCACGACATGGCTTTTAGTTTTGTGCCCCGGAGTTTTCTTTGGCTTATTGCACTTCATGTGCTCCTTGGCTAAGTGTTTCGCCTTCTTGCGGTCAGCCATCTCACACCTTCAATACGCCTCGATCCATCTTGCCTGGGATGTCATCACCAACTTCACCACGCATGGCGCGGTCCCCGTCTTCAGGAATACGCTCTTCCTGCAGTTCCTTGATGTAACCGCCAAGAAATTCTTTCTCTTTATTTTTGTCTTTAGATTGCGACCCAGCTGATGGAGATGTCATCGTCAATGTACGCTTGAGCTAATTCTGTGCTGGGCAGCTTTATTGAGCAGGATTTTTGCTCAACCCATGCAGTAATTCTATCAAACCTTTCTTCCGTAAAATATGGTAAATCTTGGGTGTACCAATCATTGAGCAATGTCGATCCTTTGGCCCTATTGCAGCTTGAGCAGCAACACGCCATGTTTGATCGAATGTTATGGCCGCCCTTGTGTTTGGGCAAAATGTGATCGATTGTCGCGGTGTCAGCGGTCAATTTTTTACCGCAATAAGCACATTCCCAATCCCAACTCTCGAATATGAAGGCTCTAAATTTTCGACGAGCAGCTTTGGGGCTTAAAACAATTAAGTTAACCAGTAAGTCTTGCTCGCAATGAAACACTTGTGGTATTCCAGCTATGTCAAAACTGTAGGCTGCACACACTTGTGCTCTACGTTATGCTTGCACCACCGGGAGCGTGGTGGAATCGGTAGACACACAGGACTTAAAATCCTGAGACCACAGCGGTCGTGAGGGTTCGACCCCCTCCGCTCCTACTAATCAGTTAGTCCCGGGGACAGGACGTCGAAGTCATCCTCAGCTGGATCGACTTCAGCATCTTCCAAGATCTTTAATATGAAATAGTGCAATTTATCGACTACCCATCTAAGATCTTCCTCTGGAATATCCTTGATGATTGCCTCCAAGCGCATTTCTCGGGAGGGTGGTGACAAATGCTCAGCGACTGTTTCTAATGCTCTGTAGCGGCTTTTAGTGAGATTCTCCATCATCTCATTCAGCCTCAACAGATGCCTCAGCGAGCTGAGGAGCCATCCGCTGCTTGACGATCGCAATGCCCTCAAGAGCGCCTGTCACCTTGAGATAAAGCTCTTTGTCACGCATTAAAGAATCCTCGCCAACACGAATCTTGTCGGCCAAGTCTTTCTGCTGGACAAGCAGCTTTTCTTCAGTATCCCTTAGAATTTCGTCCATCATTTACTTGATTTGCGATAAGTATAGCTCACAATTCGTTAAATCTCAGATAACCCCAGCCGCTAGCACCGCCTCCATAAAAAATACGTTTGTCTGAAAGCAACCGATCGTATTTGACTCCTTTGCCGGCACCCTCAATAGTCGACTCCCAAAGACCGTTCTTCAGATCTAGGCGACCACAGGGATCATGGAGAAGCCAAGAGTCCTTGCTGTACCCGTAAATACAGACGTAATAAGTGAGGCCAAAGGGCTTACGGTACGTGCCTTTTGCCACAACAGCAATCACGACGGGACGCCCTTCATCAATCTCATCTTCAATTTCTTGGGGACCTATCGTGTGGGACACTGTGCAGCCCACACCAATTTCTGATAAACCTTCACGGTTATGCGCCTTCCAAGTACCTGATCCGTGCTTATATACAGCCTCTAAGTAATCGTCGAGACAATTAATAGGGCCAATATTTAAACCTAAAAGACAGCTAGCTGTGCTGTAAAGCAGGCCTTTCCGGTGATCATGCTCTTTTTCAAGCGGTAGATGGAAATAGGGACAGCCCTCTATGTAACGGAAACCGCCCTCTTCTTTATAGGGCTTGTCTATATGCTCATCCTGCTCAATAATCCAGTCATCCTTAACAAGCAACCAGGTGCCTAATGGGGAACTAATTACTAATGATGACTCCAAATCTTGCAGAAGTTTGCAGCTAGGTATTCTGCGGTCCTTTAGCACAGCGCCCTCTTTGTCGTTGTCTGAAAGCGCTACAAAACTCGTATTTGCCTTTGCTCTTATACTTATCTCTCGTCCCATTTGAAAACATTACTCATCCTTATGATACATAACTTCCAACATGGCGACACGTAATATTGCCTTAAGACGATAAAGACGTTCTTGTTCTTCTAGGGGACGCGCTGGGTGCCCTGGCCACATTTTCCAGTGAAATTCTACGGACTCAGCTAGTTGAGCAACGTCGCTTTCGTGCAACTGTATCGTCAGATATATCCCCTCTTCTTCCATGAAGGTTAGGCATCGCAGTCTTTCAACACAGTAGCGACTGTTCCCCCAAGTTCCGCTCCTTTGTCCTGACCAAACATAACTGCCCAGCCGCTCGCAAGCCAGCCGACATAAGGAATCGCAGTCAAGGCAGGGGCGACGCTACCAGCGACGCTTGCTCCGATCATTGCACCTGTGCTCTCTCCAGAGCCTGCCGCCTTTATACACTCTACTTGTTTTGCAGTCAGCTCTCCGGGCTTTCCCGAGCCGACAGGACCACCCTCACCTGAATTGCGGTACCCCTCCATCGTGTATTCATGGGTTTCATATTCTTTTCGATCCTCAATCAGTAATTCATTGGGCTTAAACAAACCGCCTTTGCGGGTGTGAGTTTGATCTAAATCAAGAACCCGCTTAGATCTCAATACTTTTGGATCATTTGCATTGTATTGAAGTTGATAACCCTCTTTATTTACGTTTACTTTGTATGAGGAGTACGGTCCTGTAGGTAAATTAATGGACGGCATGACCACTTTCGAGTCTTCTCTGAGTAAATGGACCAAATGACCAAGAACGCCTAAATGAGCTACACCAACGACCGTGGCTGCTCCGATCAAAAGAGGTTTAAAATTCATTTTACATTTTGTAGGTGTCGTCAGATTCAACGGACGTGGTTGTAATTTTCAAGGGGGCTTGCTCGACTCTGATTACTTGTGCTGGAGCAGTCTGTGCAGCCTTCTCAATTAATTTTTCGATATCAGCTTTGGTAATACCAGATCCACCATCTTTCATTTTCATTGTGCCGTCCCCTGACTTCTTAGCGGTCTGGACGCCATAAGAAGCCAAAACGCCTGTAAACACGCTGGCGATGAAAGTCGGATCGATTTTTTGTTGAGCCAACCCTGGAATGGTCACATAATTAAGTGTCAAGATACCACCACTCCAAATCAACACCCCTAAGCGAACAAAGGTGGACAAGAGTGCTAAATGTTCCTCTGTATCACCCGCTTTCTCCTTTAATTTGGCGAAGACTCCCTTCTTTTTTGACTCTTCTTTAATAGGATCGGCCATGTGTACAACCACTTTCAATTAATATCATACTGTGTTTGCTCCGTTTAATATCAAAGTAATGTAGATAAAGCCATGCTCCGTATCTTCGCGTTGATCTTTTTGTTTGCAGGGGCTGCACGTGCCGATATCACTCATAAGCTTCAAACTTCTGTGCAACTTACTGTCGATGGAGCGGCCAGCCAAGCTACACGTATTGGCAGTACTTACTCAGTAAGCGGTTCCAATATATCCGTGAAGTCGGGCAGCTCCTTCGGTGGCCTTGGTGCGCTTTCATCCGGCACAGCGGTCGGATACACGCCCATGGGTGCAGAAATCACGACTGCAGGTGATGCATTTACGTTCAGCGAGTCATACATCGAAGGCGATGATGTGACCAGCGGGACGACAGTCACATCTGGCGTTGTTCCCTCACTTCCCATGCTGGGCTCCACAACAACCTCTTCCGGCGGATTGGCAGGAAGCTTAGCGGGAACAATCGCTACAGATGGTGCGATGACGATCACGGCAGGCGGAGCAGGG